TCGTGATACTTCGCCGGATCTGGACAGTGACGGAATCGTAGAACCGAATGAGTGGACAAAGATGTGTCCTTGCTTCGATGTGCGGAGCGAATATCCTTTTATTCCTGAAATCGTTGTGAAGCCATGATAGATTTGAACCGAATATACAATGAGGATTGTTTGGAAGGCATGAAACGTATTCCTGATAATAGTATAGATTGTATTATATGCGATTTGCCGTACGAAGTGTTAAATAAGAAAAACAAACACGCTCAATGGGATAAGATGTTACCACTTGATAGGATTTGGGAACAATACAACAGAGTGATAAAAGATAATGGCGCAATTATTCTTTTTGGTCAAGGTATGTTTACCGCACAATTAATGATGAGTAATCCGAAGATGTGGAGGTATAATCTTATATACAAGAAAGGTAACTGCACTAGTGGTTTTCTAAATGCAAGACGTATGCCTTTGCGAAACCACGAGGACATAATGATTTTCTATAAAAAATTGCCTACATATAACCCACAAATGAAAGTTGAAGATAAGGCTCATGAAAGGAACAAACCAAGCAAAAAAAATAGCTGTTATGGTAGTACTAAAGAAAGAATAAAAACAATTAGTTATGAAAAATTCCCTTTGTCTGTAATAGATATTCCACGTGAATTTATTGTCATCCACCCAACACAAAAACCAGTAGCTCTAATTGAATACCTTATCAAAACATATTCTAATGAAGGTGAAACAATATTAGATAATTGTATGGGTAGTGGAACAACAGCTATTGCTTGTATAAACACAAAACGCAATTACATAGGTTTTGAAATAGACAAAGAATATTACGACATATCAATGGAACGGCTATCAGAACATCAGCCAAAATTATTATAATATGAAATACTTACCATATCTTTTAATAGCTGCACTGGCTTTCGGTTTAGGTTGGTGCAGCCGTTCGCCAACTGAAGGCAATATCGGGAAGGCTGATACCATTACATCTGTCCATGTAGTTAAAAAGGTTGATGTGGATACGATGTACATTCTGTCTCCGCAGCTTTATTTTGCATGGATTGATAAATCAGACACCATTCATGCGAGCGACACCTGCTATCATCTGCGTGAATATAAGGAGTACCAGGACAGCAATTACTACGCAAAGGTAAGCGGTGTTCAGCCTAGACTTGATGAGCTTCGGGTTTATCCCAAAACGGTATATGAAACGCAATATATCTATCGGGATATTGTTGGTAAGCCTAAACGGTGGGGGATTGGCTTGTCAGCCGGCTACGGTGTCGGAAGATATGGTTTATCTCCGGTATTGGCTGTAACTGTCAATTATAATTTGTGGAATTGGTAGTTATTTGTATCTTCGTATTGTAGAATTAGCTTTATTGAAGCTGAATGTAAAGCCCTAACCAAATCAATGTCCGGAAAGGGCTTTATTTACGACCTACTTTTTACTTCAAGAAGGTACTTTACACTTTTTTCCGAAACATTAAAGAAACAATTCTTATCACCTTTTGTCCGCCATATACGAAACCCACAGCTATACATTGCAAGAATAAATGTCCCATTACTGATATAGTTAATTACTCCATTTGTTTCTTTTGCGAGAATGTGTTCGACAATATGCTTTAAAGAATATGAGTTTTCATTCTTATTTATTTTAGTAATAGGCCTCAAATAACAAAGTATAACATCACGTGCAGCATTTAACTCCAGGTAGTTGAATTCATTAACACACAGTGACTCAGTTCCAATAAAACCTCCGTTTATAAGCCCTCGTAAAGATTCTTCTCCTTCATAAATAGAGAAATCATAATCTAATCTTTTATAAAACTCTAATGTTGCCATAATCAATATTTTTATTACAGTCTATAAAAATAGATCTTTTTTATCAAAAAAACTATTATCAATCATTATCCTCTCATCATCATAATATCAGACCTCAGTTCGATGTACTCCTTGTATTTCTCTGGATTGTTCACGTAATCAATCACTCGAGAAATAGCCATATCCGCCTGCTTTTGCCGGACTTTTGTGTAATATCTGATAACACCTTTAGAACTATCTGAATGTCCAAGACAGTAATCAATTATCCCGTCAGGAATGCCTATCTCAGAAGCATACTGAGCAAAAGACTTACGAGCCGAGTAAAACATCACTTTCTCACTGATTCCAATAGATTTAACGAGTATAGCCAATGAACGTGATATATACCGTTGAAAGTTCTTATAAGTAAACTTATATCCGAAATCTAACTTTCCTGTTGCTTTATTCATCCATGTTTGTATAATATCCATGGCCGGTTCTGGAATGGTAAAGCTGATAATTTTTGTGCCTATTGTCCTATTCCTCGATTTGGTACGTACATATTCAATCTTTTCGGATTTTCTGAAATCATAGCTCATAAGGTCTATCAGGTTGATTCCTCCTAGATAGAACGACAAACAGAATAAATCTCTGGCTATGCGAAGTCTTTTCTCTTGTGGTGATGACTTCCTAATGGCATTGAATGTTTCTACACTTATGTCTATATCTCTGACTGGAGAAGAAGGTATTGAGAAATCAATGTATGGATGGACTTCATATTTCACTATACGTTTCTTTATCGCACGATTGATGATTGTTTTAGTATGTCGCATCATCATCCCATTCGTTGTTTCTCCTAACTTTTTGTTTTTTCTCAGAAAGCCAGAATACCCTTCAATTATCTCGGGAGTGATGTCACACAAAAGTATATCTCCATGAACATATTCGGTAAAATATCTCCGGTTTATTCTGAGTAGGCCAGCATACCCACTGCTTCCTTTTTCTATCAACTCATTTTCGTATGCTATGCAAATCTGCTGGAATGTGGCAGATGTATCTTCTGACTGAGATTTAGAGATAATATTCTTAATCTGTGCACATGTGTATATTTCTTTGTTTTTGATAGCATCAAGTTTCTCCTGGTATTCATTTAGGAGATTTCTTAGTTTGGAGTTCATCATTGAAGCGTCAGGCCTTTTTACAACCTGCCCGTTTTTGAATTGGGACTCTGAGTCAATGATGAAGTTTGTAATGATGTAGGAAGTTTCTTGTTTGTGGCAGACTGCAATCCTAATTTTATGCCTGCCATCTTTTAAGACTTTAGCCTTGAATACGGTCAATTTGAGTGTTGCCAT